CTTCTCGCTCCCACCAACCACGAGCCCAGAAACCCCTGACTGTTGTATATATGTACACGGCGAGGAACCCTCAAACCGCCAGTTCGACCCCCCTTGCGGGCGAGCCTATCCTTGCTATCAAAACAAGGCAAGTTGTACATACTACGCAGTTCCAACCAGGGACTCCTGCAACCGCTGCAGAACCATTCCTAAGACCAGCATGCAAACGCTGGTTCAGAGATTGGCGGAAGGAACGTAACGACTTTGTCTGAAGTTACGTGATGACTTTACTGGTCACCAAACAGAGTATCAAACTACCAGTTAGTCAGTTTACCGACATGACTAGGTCGCGGTCAGTATTCAGCTACTGCCACGTTACTAAAGATGGTGTCGCACCTTTCATCCTCTCAGGGGACCCCACAAAGCACGTTGAAATGCCTCGTAGGTAGTCAGCCCCGAACTTGGATTCTCCGACGCATCCAGCATATGTTTGACCATATCCGTGAAACGGTTACGGTCTTCCATATTCGGGAAGTTGTCAGAAAGCCAGGTCCGAGGGCCTTCCGCCGGTGCAACATCGACTGGTGGTTGTTTCGCGCCCAGAATGGGACCTTCAGTGGTCGGACCCAACATGCAGCTAGTATCACTACTAGCCACAGGCAGCGCTGCAATGTCCCGATCGATTTCCGCAAGAGTAGCGGAATATCTTGGATCAAGAACCAAATGGGGCTTAGCGACTGGAGCCGAGTATTTAGCTCGGACAGCACGAAGAGCTTCACGCTCCTCTACGCTTCGCCCCATGAGTGCTGTTGGTGGTACTGGATCGTACCATTCAACTTCGCACTCGATATCCACTAGGCCATAAAAGCCTGGTGCGGATCCATTTTGGGAATCGTAGCCCTTCAACACAGCCTGGCAGATTTGACGCCCTGAAGCGCCATAAGGATCTGCAAACTGCGTTGTCGCCCCCGTGTAAAACAGCTCAGGACCATCATACGAAAACTCGAGAGCAGCCTTTGGTATACGGTAAGGAAAAGTCACATTGGGTGTGACCATCCTCGCCGTATTAAAATCGATTGCAACGAGATTCGAAATGTCTTTCTCGATACACATCGCTCCAATACCAGTGGTATTGGTAGTGACGAATGTGGTAAAGATAAGACGAATCCAATTGAACCGGTATCGATCGTGAAGCTGAGACTCCACGTTGATTGGTCCAAAAAGATTCAATGGTGTGATTGGCACGGTGTACGCGTCAATTGAGGTAGTACCCGAGGGGTAACGCCAGAATGCGCTGCCAGAAGTTGATATCTGCAACCAAGGTTGAGAGTAACGGACACGCTTGCCCGCTATACCCAAGGTCGGATGTCGACATGCGCCTTCTGGCATCACTTGCGTAATGTTATTGCTAACACACGCAAAACTGGCCGGCGTCGCGAAAGACGCCTCATGTGCTGCCGCTGCAGCCACGGCGGAACTGTGACTTTTACCGGTAATCGACCTAATGCCACGAATGGCACCAGGAAGAATCCCAGCAACAGTTTCAGCCCCACCAAGGAGCGCCGAAAAGACGTCCTTACGGGGATGTTTAGGTGGTTTGTGTGAGGTGACGGTGGTTTTCTTTCCCTTTCGGGAACGGGAGATGGTGACGGTTTTACGAGATTTCGGCATTGAGAGTTTGGGTTTCCCCAACGCCCTCAGGCCAGCTCCGAGCTTGAATCACGGGTATGTAATTATACACATGAAACATCTGCTCGAGGCTGGCCAATTGCCGATTCCTCCAAAGCTTCCGATTTTTAATCAGAGGCAAACATTCACCAATGGTCGCAGAAACAAATTTGCGGCCAATCTCACCCGTCATAGGGTTGAAACTATCAGGGTAGATGATGTAGCTATCGAGGCTTCCGGGTTCCAGAACTTTCTGGTAGGCCTCATAGCGCTCGACGCAGGTATTCGCACTCTCTTCTGAATCAAGCTGGGGTACAAACCCACTCTCGATCAGATGTTGAGGAAAAACCATTTCATCACCCTCGCCCTCACAGGGCACAAACCAGCTAGACTGGCGGACATCAGTAAAGTTCATGAATGACACATCAAGCTTGACACGAGCAACCACAGGTTTCTTGACCACGTGATTGCGGTTAGCTATGTGACGATCATAAGCTAATGCGCGCTGAAGACGAGTGAATTTGTACGTCCACTCACCAGGCACATCAAAACCGAGTCCACCAGACTGGCAACTCCCAAACATGTTGAGAAGCCCACCATGAGTCTGTTTCTTGATCATCTCCCCGTGAAAGTGGAGGAAACGAGAGAAACCCGCCTTCTCATCAATACAGCCCTCTTTGGCCTTGTTCCAAACAGCGGAAAAGTCATTAGTTGGTCCGACCGCGCGAGCGATCTTTCCACAACTTCCCCGGATAATCAATCCGAGGTTGAGGTAAGGGGTGTAAAACCATTTCCCCTGATCTAATGACCCATTCCACTTGAAGTACCATTGCTGCGAGTTCACAGTAGCAAGACTTCGATGGAACAAGGATTTCCCGGGACTGAGCACGAAGCCCAAGTGTTTGATCGTATCTGTCCAAATGGAATAAAACCGGTCATTCATACCGGCTAGAAGATCATCCCCATTGATTAGGACAGCCAGTTCGCGTAAACCAATACGCTGTGGCATACCAAAATCCTGAGGATCAACACCTTGATCATCTAGTTCCTGGACACATTCTTGATAATACTGCTCAAGTGCGAGCCAGTATCCGATCAAATTAGCGATACAGAGTACAGGAAAACTCAAAGTACTCCCCATCAGCTGCCCACACGTTTGCCAAAAAGGCTCAAGATCAGCTTGTTTAGCTTTCTTGCCTCGTATGGGATAATGGATCATCTGCTCGTACAGGACATGTCGACACATATCGACAAATTCTGTACGGCAAGAGTGGTCCTCGACTAACGGCAAAACGGTCTCAAATATCAACTTTGTGACCTCAATTGACAGACCGTCAGTCGCAGCTGAATAGTCACCGCTATTCCACTTAAGCTCACCGTGACCCAAGCGTTCGCCGACTTTCTCAATCCAACGAGTTGTATCGTGTTGAGAGAGCCAATCAAAATGTTTCGTCGCAGGTGGTTCACCTATGAGGGAGAATACCTGATACCGACGCAGGAAGCCGTGCAACTGTCGTTGCATTGGCATGCTCGCTGCGTATGTATAAGCATCCCCTTTCGAAACAAGACGAACCTTGAGCGGTTCCAAAACAGGAGCCACCATGACACCAGCAGTGTGACGTGTACAGGCAAGCCCGAGCAAAGTCAGGTAATCAATCTTCCGCAGACATCTGCGATCTTTCATACCGACAAACTCGTCCTCACCACCACACTCGAACTGCTGTTCAATGTGCTCTAACTGAGGCTCAGGAAATGCCTCAAAAACCTCGTCGTGCTCCACCAAGAATTGGAGCATGATCAAGACTAATGATTCATCTCTGAAGAGATCACGCAAAACAAGCTCGCAAGGATTCCGCAGCCACCCTGTTAGGTAGCGTGAACGGATCCGACGGTATGAACCATCGAGTGAGTTGAGCCTGATCTGGTGATGGATGGAGATTATCTCTTCTCTCTCCTTTGGGGTCACATCTCGTAGACACTCCTCTGCGGTACGATAGTACCAATTTGATTGAGCGTCCATCGAAGTCGTGATTCTTAGGAGATCATCCTGAACCTGTTGGAGAGCACCGCCTCCTTTTATCGTGTTTTGGAAACACGCATGATGAGATAACTCATAGTCGACAGAGTCCGGAATTTTCACACGGAGTCCATCCTTGAGACCTGTCTTCTTATTCTTACGACCAGCGAGAATCCGTTGAGTAAAAATAGGAATGCGGCGTGAAACCCAATCGGGCAGAGGATCGGCGATCCTTGACAATGCCTTCTTGTGTTTCACGTAGGTCTCCA